ATCGTTTGTACATGAGGGTGACGGGAAGGACGGCAAGAAGGAGTACTTGGACTACACACTATACTCAGGGCAAGAGAAGAACCCCCACCACATCAGTCACTTAGTGAAAGAAGATGATCGGGTAATGGCTATCGGTGCAGTAGAACACCTATTCGAGGCTCAGTGGATGGTAAACCATTACGAGAAGGCTATTAAAGACCAGCTCGACCTTGCATCAAAGCTAATCTTCCAAACCTCAGACCCAAGCTACCAAGGCAAAAACGCCCACAACCTCGACACAGGTTCTATTCTCTATCACGAACAGAATCAACCTCTCACTCAACTAGCCAACACCTCCCACGACATCGGCTCACTCCAGAACAGTGCAACCTCGTGGAAGATGAATAGTGGTGAACAAACATCATCTCCAGACGCTCTAAAGGGCAACACAATGCCATCCAGCACCGCAGCAAGGCAAGTAGAAGCGCTCCAGCAAGAAGCACACTCACTATTTGAACTAATGACCGAGAACAAAGGGCTAGCCCTAGAGGAAATCTGGCGAGAGTTTGTTATCCCATTCATCAAGAAACAACTAAACACTAAAGATGAGATTGTAGCGGTACTAGATGACGTCGGCGTACGAGAGATTGACGCTATCTACCTACCGAACAAAGCCAAGAAGATTGAGAACGAACGAGTCAAGAAAGAAATGCTCGCGTATTTGAAATCACCAATCAACGGCAATACTCCATTTCCCGAAGCTCCAGACGTAGAAGGCACACAAGCTGGACTACAAAAGGAAATGCAAGCTCTAGGCAACACCCGATACTACAAACCATCGGAAATGACAAATAAGACATGGAAAGAAGTATTCAAAGACTTTGAGTGGGACGTAGAAGTACAGGTAACAAACGAGCAGTCTAATAAACTAGCCAACCTAACGACTCTCACAACCGTCCTCGCTAACCTAGCAAGTATGGGAGATACACAGAACGCTCGAATGGTTCTCTCTAAGATTCTTGAAGAAACAGGGACGTTCTCACCAATGGAACTAACTCAACTACAAGCCGCACCAGTGCAACCAGCCGCAGCAATGAACCCAGAAGACCTAGCACCAGAAGAAACACCTCAACTTAATCAATAAAACGGTGGGGTGGAACATTATGATTAAACAACTAATTAAACGACTTATGTCAAACAACATAGAACGAAAGCGATTCGTGCCGTCACCAGAGCAAGCGATGCAAGGTGCAGTACCAATGAGCAAAGAAGAAATCCTTGAATCACTCATGCGATACAAAGCCCAGAACCCAGTGAAGTACACACAAAAGAAAGCAGCTCTTTTTGCCAAGTATGGAATAGATTTAGAAGACGAACCAGTAGAACTACAAGACCCCGAAGAACAGGAACTTGAAACGATTAAAAAGCGAGTAACTAAAAAGAAATAGTATGGATGATAAACGAATCAACGATACAGAACTAGCATGGTTGAACGCAACCTTCGCTGGTAACAAAGAAGGACTTAAGACACTACGAAAACTATTCCTCTACGAGATTGCACCGAGTGACCCTCTAGGAATGGGGCGTGACATGTGGACTGAACTAGACCTTACCAACGTACCGAAAGAAAAGCGTGAGACACTCATCGAAGCCCGACAGATGATGATTAATCACATTAATGGCGCTCTAGTCGTATTGTCTAAACTAGCTGGCGACGCGAAAGAAACTATCGAAGAAACACAGAAGCGGATTGCCCAGGACAGCAGCAAGTAGTTGTACCAGTAATAAACGTGGTATAATTACTCTTAATAGAGACATAACTCATAAATATGGAAAACGAAGAATTAGAGAACATCGACTCACAAACTGATGAATCAGAGGAACTCGACTCAACCACCGAGACTGTAGACCAAGAAGACGAATCTACAGAAGAAGACAAGCCTGACTATACGGAGCGAGAGAAGCAACTATACGCACGTGCTAAAAAGGCAGAAGCAGCATTGAAAGAAAACAAGCCCGCAGAGAAGAAGAAAGAAGCTCAAACAGGCAACCTGTCTACCCTAGACATCATTGCACTTAGTAAGGCAGACATCGACGACGAAGACATTGACGAAGTGTTGGAGTACGCAAAGTACAAAGGTATCAGCGTGAAAGAAGCTCTCGGCGCGTCAATTCTAAAAGCTACCCTATCTGAAAAGAACGAGGAACGTAAATCAGCCCAAGCAGTGAACACCGGCGCAACCCGCCGCGGAAGCTCACAAGTATCAGATGACCGACTAATGGCAGACGCTCGCAAGGGAGTCATGCCAGAAAAGGAAGAAGATATGGCACGGCTCGCAATCCTCAGAATCAAGAATCGGTAGCCACTGGTGGGATTACATTAAAATAATCCCAAATTATCATGGCAAATACAGTAGCCGACAGAGTTTATCGAGACAAATATCGTTCAAATACCCTAGACACTCTTCTCCGAGGAGCAATGGTATCTGAAAAGATTACCTCAGTAGACCGTTCAAACAACAAACGAATCCAGTCACCATACAGTTCAACACCAACTGTAACGGTACAAGCCCTAACTGGTACATACACACCAGCAGACTTCACAACTACAGACGAAGCCCTAGACGTAACTGACGAATTCATCGTTGGAGAGCACATCATGGACTTCCAAGAGTTGCTAACATCATTCGACCTATTCGCAGCCCGAACAGAGCAAATGGCTTTCAACGTAGCTAAGAAGATTGACGAATATGTATTGAACTCACTATGTGAAGCAGGTACAGGAACACTAGCAACACCAGCAGGTGGATTCGCTACAGCAAACGTAAATAGCATCTTTGCAAACATCGTTTCACAGCTATCAGGGTACTCAGAAGGATACTTCGGTAACATGTACGTTGTAGTAGAGAACACAGACATGGTTGGAATCATCGACGCTGGAGCAACTAACGGATTCAACAACGCAGACGCAGTGTTGAATAACGGACGAGTTTCACAGTGGATGGGCGTAGACATCTACGTAGTACGAGCAGGAACCTTCACCGACGCAACATCAGGTACATCTACATGGACAAATGATGGACACCGAGTAGCAGGAGTAAAGGGAGTTTCTACAATGGCAATGCCAAGTGGAATCAAAACAGATGAAAAGATGGTATCAGGTAAAACTGGTATGGAAGTTGTAACTTACGGTTACATCGGCTTCAAAGCTTGGACACCACGTCTAGCACTGACAATCGACATCACCCTAACACCAGCAGTCTAACCTATCACCTCACCTTTATGGTGGGGTTTTAGGGTAAGATTTCCCACCAGGTCTTGCCCTAAAATCCCCTCGTAAATAAACACAATATGTCACTTAAATTCAACGATACAACAAACCTCAGAGGACTCGTACAAATGTATGAGCGTGAAATTGGTGCGAGCCGTGGTGACGTATCAGGTAATGTAAACCGATTAAAGGAATTTTCTGCCGATGTAAATCTAGCTTTTGACGCATACATGCGCCTTGCCTTTCCGTCCGATGGTAAATGGAAGATAAGTGATGCAAATCATGGAGACTTAGACACCATCACTACTGACTTGATAGCAGGGCAACGGAACTACACCTTTGACGCTGACGAAACAGGCAACGTACTACTCGACATCTACAAAGTGTACGTGCTTAACAGCGGACAATACGCACCACTTGACCCAGTAGACCCTGATACCGAGAAAGGCCACAGGAGCTTCTACAACGGACTTAATGAGGTGGGCACGGCAAGTGCATACGATATGACAGCAAACATCGTTAAGCTCGACCGTACGCCCTCACAGGACGTCACAGACGGCTTAAAGGTATCAATAAACCGTGAAGCTAGTTACTTTACACACACAGACACAAACAAGACTCCCGGCTTCTACGGTATCCACCACCCATACTTCTACTTAGTACCAGCCGAGGACTACGCTAGACGAAACAACTTAGATAGCCACAACCGCATTGTGCAGCAACTCATGAAGCTGGAGCGAGAGATAAAAGAAGCTTACAACCGTAGAAACAGAGACGTTAGACCAGCACTTAATTACACAATAGAAAATAACCGATAACATATGGCAAAAGTATTTAACGAAGCAATTACAAGTATAGGAAAGTGTGAAATTGACTACCTTACAGACACAGTAGTAGTTCTGTTGTTAACAAACGCACCAGATATTGACGCAGATACTTTTATCTCCGACTTATCAGGCGAAGTATCAGGTGGTGGCTATACTCGCAAAACATTAGCGTCTAAGACAATAACAACAGACGACACTAATGACCGGGCAATTTTTGACGCCGCAGACATTCAATGGACTGCCCTTACTGCAACGTTTAGGTATATTGTAGTAGCGCAAAGCACAGGTAATGACTCAACCTCACGTT